CTAGGGATTGATGTATAATGGCTGAAGTACACACTTTAAAGAAAACTAACGGCGAAGTCGTCCTCAAGATCTATAAGACTGATTCTAATGGTGGTGTTATTCAGGTAGAAATGGATGCACCTGAAGTTATGCTTGATAGCGAGACGTTTGTTCAGGATAAATCTCTACTCACCATCAGAGAAATCTTTTGGGGTGCTAAGAAAGATAAACAGATTGACATCTCACGTGTCAGTAATGCTGCTGCCAACACTGTTCATGGTCACTATTATCTAATCAACTCAGGAAGTTATGACTTTGATGGTTTTGTAGATAACACCTATTCAAACGGTGCAATTCGTATTATTGCAGATGGTGCATTTCACTGCATCCTGAAACTTGGTAAGGAAGGGTATGAGTCGTGAACGAAGATATTCTTTCAACAACTCACCTATTTCAAATTCTCGAGGACAGACGAGTGGAATCGGAGCAAAGAGATGCTATTCTTCACAAAAGGATCACAGAATTGAAAGATGAACTATACGAAGAAGTAGAAAAATCACACAAAGAAATCATGGCAGAAATCCGTGAGATGAAAGAAGAACAAAAGTCTCATCATCAACACGAATGTCAAATGATGACTAAGTTGGATGAGCGCATCTCAGAAATCGAAAAGTGGCGTTGGTTGGTTGTTGGTGGCGCAGCAGCAGTTGCATTTATCGTCTTTGGCGGCATCGACTCATTTATGGATATTATGAAATAAAACTTTGCTTTTTTATAGATTTTATGTATAATAAAGTCTATGAGCGATTATATTGATTCAAAGTACATAAACCTTCTATCTCCCCAACTTGAGAACTTCAAGAACAAAGGCAATGGTGTATACAATTGCAGGTGTCCTTATTGTGGAGATTCCCAAACCAATAAATCCAAAGCACGTGGATATATTTTCCCTAAAGAAGGTTCATTCATCTACAAGTGTCACAACTGTGGTAGAGGTGCCTCGCTCAATAACTTTATCAAAGAAGTAAACCCCCAACTCCACAAAGAATACGCACTCGAACGCTTCTCGGACGGCAAGAGCAAGCGTCCTGTGTCTACTGGTAAGACTAGGACAATCAAAAAGTTTCAGAAGCGTCCTTCGTATCTGAAGACTCCTCTCGGCAAACTCAAGAAAATATCTCAACTTGCAGCGGATCACCCAGCAAGAAAATATGTACAGAAAAGACAGATTCCTGCCGATCAGCACTTTAAACTTTTCTATGCTCCAAAGTTCTATGCCTTTGCTGAACAGTTTGGATATACATTTGAGATAGAAAAAGATGAACCACGTCTAATCATCCCATTTGTAAACAAGAATGGTGAACTGATGGGATTCCAAGGTAGAGCATTTGGTAAAACAAGTCTGCGTTATATTACAATCAAAGTGGATGAGAATGCTCCTAAGATTTTTGGACTAGATAGTTTGCAAAGAAATAAACCCGTGTATGTTGTTGAAGGTCCAATCGACTCTATGTTCCTTGATAACTGCATCGCCATGGGTGGTGCCGACTTGACTCAAGCATCATTAGACTATGTTGGCACAAAAGACTTAGTCTTTGTGTTCGATAACGAACCTCGCAATAAAGAGATACTTTCTAGGATTGAAAAGATTATAGATATGGGGTACAATATCTCTTTGTTCCCTGAAAGTATTAGTCAAAAGGACATTAATGACATGGTTCTTGGTGGAATCGACCCCATTGAACTTCAAGTTATTATAAGTAAGAATACCGTCAGCGGTCTATCAGCAAAAGCAAAATTGAGCGAATGGAGAAAAGTTTAATGTTGAGGTTTTCCAGACTACATAGTGATAGTTTTTTAGTTTATGATGATGCGAATAATCACATTGGAGAACTATATAGATCGAAAGATGATAACTACAGCAAGTGGCGTATTGTCATCAACGAAAGCGAATCTGGTTTAAAATATACAAACCTTAGAGATGCGAAAAAGTCAGCAGAACATATTGTTATGCGTTCCTTTGAACAAGATCCATATGATGTAGGGTGTTAATATGATGAGTGAATATTTTTCTGAGGATGGTAAGCGACACGCAACCATTCAAAAAATCCATGGAAGTTATAGAACAACTTTATTTGAAAACTTCATGGAATATAAATCAATTGTAGACGATCAACATTCACTCTCATACTGGGAAGACTGTTGTGAGAACTGGGTAAATTATTGGGGAGACTTCTCAAAGTGAATGTGAAACTTATATCGTTTAGTATGCCATCTGAAGAGATGGTAGATATGGAACTAGAAAGTGTGCAGGATTTGGTTGCTTTTTGCGCACGTGTATCAAATCCAAACAATCAGTTTAATAAAGAAACATCAGAAAAACTTATTCAATATCTTGTAAAGCATAAGCACTGGTCGCCTCTTGAGATGGCATCTGCTTGCCTTGAGATTGAAACAACTCGTGATATTGCACGACAGATTTTACGTCATCGCTCATTCTCTTTCCAAGAGTTTTCGCAGCGATACGCTGATCCTAAAGAGTTTGGTGATCAGTTTGTGACTCGTGAAGCAAGACTTCAAGATACAGTCAATCGTCAAAACTCTATTGAAACAGACAACATGGCATTACATGCACTATGGGAACAATACCAACAAAAGGTTATTGATCAGTGTAAGGATGCCTATGAGTGGGCAGTAAATAATGGTATAGCGAAGGAACAGGCACGTGCTGTACTTCCTGAAGGTTTGACTAAATCAAGATTGTATATGAATGGAACTCTACGCAGTTGGATTCATTATATCGAACTAAGAAGTGCTAATGGAACTCAGAAAGAACATATGGAGATCGCTAAAGAATGTGCTCGTGTTATCGCCCATATCTTCCCTATGTCTGAGACTTTTGTAGAATAAGAGGCAATAAGAAAATGGCAAAAGATCATTTGGGTATCAAGATTGATACTCGGAGGAATCGACTCCTCTCAGAACAGGGACAGAAGTTGTTACAAGACTACTACTGTCGCAAAGATGAAAAGAATCCACAAGAAGCATTTGCTCGTGCAGCAGTAGCATATTGTGGTGGTGACATGGAACTGGCGCAACGCATTTATGATGGTGCGTCAAATGGATATTTCATGTTTAGTTCTCCAATCCTTTCTAACGCACCACTTCCAGGTGAGAAAGCAAAGGCATTACCGATCAGTTGTTTTTTATCATATGTCCCAGACTCTCTTGACGGTCTTATTGACCATACTTCAGAACTTCGTTGGTTATCTGTCAAAGGTGGTGGTGTGGGTGGTCATTGGTCTGATGTTCGTTCCGTATCTGATATCGCTCCTGGTCCTATTCCATTTTTACATACAGTCGATGCTGACATGACAGCATATCGTCAGGGTCGCACTCGTAAAGGTAGTTATGCTGCTTATATGGATATCGACCATCCTGATATTATTGAGTTCCTACAAATGCGTATTCCGACAGGTGACGTCAATCGCAAGAATCTAAACCTACACCATGCTGTAAATCTAACAGACAAGTTTATGGTTGCGGTTCAGTTCGGTGATATGTGGGAACTAAAAGACCCAGACTCAGGTGAAGTTCGTGAGGAAATGCCAGCACGTAAGTTGTGGGAAATGATTCTTGAAACTCGCTATCGTACTGGCGAACCATACATGAACTTTATTGATACAGCGAATCGTGCACTACCACAAGCACAAAAAGACTTGGGTCTAAAGATTCATGGTTCTAATCTCTGTAACGAGATTCACTTGGCGACTAACGAAGAAAGAACAGCAGTATGTTGTTTGTCGTCACTAAACTTGGAGACATATGATGAGTGGCAAGGCACAACGTTGGTGGCAGACCTTATCACCTTCCTGGATAATGTGCTTCAGTTCTTCATTGATAATGCACCTGATACTATTTCTCGTGCTCGTTACAGTGCCGAGCGTGAGCGTTCTCTTGGATTAGGTGCTATGGGTTGGCACTCATACTTACAGCAAAATAACATTGCTTGGGAATCAGAAGAAGCAATTGAACTAAACAAATCAGTATTTGAGTCAATTCAAAAAGAAGCAATTGCTCAAACTGAAGTGTTAGGTAAAGAGAAAGGCGAAGCACCTGACATGAAAGGTACTGGTCGCCGCAACGCACACATGCTTGCTATCGCACCGAATGCTAACAGTTCTTTAATTGCAGACACATCGCCTTCTATTGAACCTTATAAAGCAAACGCATACACCAGTCGTACTCGTGCTGGTTCACACCTAACAAAGAACAAGTATCTAATTACAGTTCTTGAAGGATATGGTAGAAACGATGATCGTACTTGGTCATCTATTATCACCAGTGGTGGTTCTGTTCAACACTTGGACTGGATGAGTGATCATCATAAGGCAGTATTCAAAACTGCTATTGAAATCAATCAAGACTGGTTGGTGAAGCAAGGTGGTGATCGTCAGAAGTATCTGTGTCAAGGACAATCATTAAACGTCTTTTTCCCTGCTGGTGCTTCTAAAGGATACCTACATAAAGTGCACTTTGATGCTTGGCGTTATGGGTGTAAAGGTTTATACTATTTGCGTACAGAAACCTCTAACAGAGCAGAAAATGTAGCAGCAAAGGTTGAACGTGAAGCATTAAAAGATTGGAATCAGAATCAAGAAGACGAGGAGTGTACTGCTTGTCATGCATGATGAAGAACTGATTGAAAAACTGATTGTTATTGTAAAGAACTCCCCAATGTATGAGGAAGAGCATGATGAAATCATGCAAAAACTAATCAATATTCGGGATAGAGAACTACTTGCAAGTCGCCTGTTTGAAGAATGGGATGAACTAGAAGAATGGGACGAAGAGGAAAAATAAATGTCACCAGCACAACCAATTATCGAAATCTACTCAAAGGATATGTGTCCATATTGCGATCGTGCTAAGGCATGGTTCCAACAACACGGATTTACTTACACCGAGCATAAACTTCATGGCGAAGAACAAATGCTTGCGTTCCAACAAAAGTGTCCAGGTGCAAGAACTGTACCTCAGATTCTTATTGATGACAAGAACATCGGCGGTTATGATGATCTTATGAAGATTACAGGTCAACTGCTAAAAAAGACTAGTGGGGGACTGATGGAGTGGTCGGAAACCTACAAACCCTTTTATTATCCATGGGCAGTCGAAATCACTCAGCGACATGAGAAAGCACACTGGATCGAAGATGAGATTGATCTGAATGAAGACGTCACTGATTGGAAAGGTAGTAAGATCTCAAAGACAGAAAAAGAATATATAACTAATATTCTCCGTTTGTTTACGCAGTCAGACGTTGCTGTGGGGCAAAACTATTATGATAAATTCATCCCGAAATTCAAAAACAACGAAGTACGGAACATGCTCGGATCGTTTGCGGCAAGAGAAGGCGTGCATCAGCGTGCTTATGCTTTGCTTAACGATACTCTTGGTTTGCCTGATAGCGAGTATCATGCCTTTCTAGAATATAAAGAAATGACCGACAAGGTTGACTTTATGATGGAAGGTGATGGTAACTCTCAGCGTTCATTGGGTATCGCACTTGCACGTTCTGTATTCAACGAAGGTGTAGCACTGTTTGCTTCGTTCGTTATGCTACTCAACTTCCAGCGTTTCGGTAAAATGAAAGGTATGGGCAAGGTTGTAGAGTGGTCAATCCGTGACGAGTCTATGCACGTTGAAGGTAACTCTAAACTCTTTAAAGCATTCTGTGCCGAACATAATCGTATCGTAGACGATGAGTTTAAGAAAGAGATCTATGAGATGGCAAAACGTGCTGTCAAACTAGAAGATAAGTTCGTTGACCTTGCTTATAAGATTGGAGAGATTGAAGGTCTTAACGCACAAGAAGTAAAGCAATACATTCGCTACATTACTGATCGCCGTTTGTTACAACTTGGTTTGAAACCAAACTACGGTGTGAAGGAAAATCCACTACCATGGTTGGAGTGGGTATTGAATGGTGCTGATCACACAAACTTCTTTGAGAACAGAGTAACAGAATACGAAGTCGCTGGACTGAAAGGTTCATGGGACGAGGCATACGCATAATAATAAGGAGAAACATATGTCTGAGGTTGTTTACGAACTGATTTGTGATTCTTGTGGATCAGATTATGAGATTAGGTACACGGAAGGTATTATTGATCGTCAAGACGATGGTCCAATGTACTGTCCTTTCTGTGGTGCTGATGTTGATTTAACTGATGTTGATGATGAAGATCTTGATTCATTAGAAAACGAACTAGACGAACTGGATTTTGATGACTGATTATGACAATCCGTGGTTACATAACGGTGAACCTTTTACTTCAGATGATATAGGCGATTATATCGGTTTCGTATATGTAATCACGGATCTTTCTAATGATAAAAAGTATGTTGGTAAAAAGACATTCAAGTCACGCAGAAAACTACCACCACTAAAAGGACAAAAACGTAAACGCATTAAGATTGTAGAGTCTGATTGGAAAGATTATTATGGTTCTTCTGCTGAAGTGAAAGAACTGGTAGAATCTAACGGCATACATAACTACAAACGAGAAATCCTGCACTTGTGTTATAAGAAGGGTGAGTTAGGATATCTTGAAGCAAAAGAACAGTTTGATCGTAATGTGCTGTTGTCTGAAGAATACTACAACGGCATTATTAACTGCAAAATACACCGAAGTCATGTACAAGGTTTAAAGAGTGAGTGAAACAATTAAGTTATTCGTTGGTGTAGCACCCAACGGTGAAGACGCTGAATCGCAAATGGTGCTTGAACATACTGCTAGAAAGAACAGCAGTATGCCGATTGATATTGTTTGGATGAAGCATACCAATAACTCCAGTTCTTTCTGGCACGGTTGGGAGTCCTCAACTTGGGCAACTCCTTTCTCTGGTTTTAGATGGGGCATTCCTGAATACTGTGGTTATGAGGGGCAAGCAATCTATATGGATAGTGATATGATTATCCTTGGAGACCTTGCTGAACTTTGGAATAACCCATGGGAAGATGGTAAGGTTATTCAAATGAAAGGTGACTGGCGCACCTGTGTTTCTAAGTGGCACTGCGAACGTGCTAAACAAGTGTTGCCAAATATTGAAATGATTAAGAATGTACCAACTTCTCATCAGCAACTGTTTGGCGCATTTCAGCAGCGTCCTCATTTAGCACAACTATTTGATCGTCAGTGGAATAACTTTGATGGTGAGAACGATGATCTAAAAGATATCAAGATTCTTCACTATACTGATATGTCCACACAAATGCATGCCAAGTATTGCACTTCACGTTTAGAAAGAGAAGGACGTAAGCACTGGTTTGATGGTGAGTTTAGAGAGCATCGCCGTCCAGATGTACAGTATTTGTTTGACTTATGTTATTATGAAGCGATGAATGATGGTAGAGCACCTCAAGATTATTATTCACTTGACAGATCAACATGGGTTAGTTATACTAAAGAGAGTCAAGCAGGATATACTGCTTCTAATGGGTTTGATGTAACCAAAGGTGAATAAATGTACGGTGAGAAACCGATTGGACCTGTCGTGTTTGCGGCATGCGATTCGAAATACTTCCTAGAACACGCAGCACCACTAATCTACTCGGCGAGTGAGATTGGTAAGAAAGACGTACACGTTCATATTGTTAATCCAACAGATGAAGTTTTATCTCTTGCTAAGATAATTAGCGAAAAAACAACCCAGCATGTATCATACACTTATAACGATTTAGAGTTTGGTGAAGAATGGACTCCTGAAACCATTCGTGCTTACTATGCATCGCTTCGTTTCTTGGTTGCACCACACCTTCTTAATTGTTGTGGTTCTATGCTTATTGTTGATATTGATTGTATGGTTATGAAAGAGTTTGACTATCCAACAAAACCAATTGGTTTCTTCCCTCGTGAATCACTACCAGAAACAGTTGGATGGGAAGCAGAAGGAACTAAGGTTGCAGCAGGTGCAGTGTACTACCATATAAATGCAATGGAAGTTGCCGCAGCAGTAGCAGAAGAATTGTCTAAGTTACCTCTCCAATGGTTTAATGATCAAATAGCACTAAGCAAAACTTTTGCTCGTGTTGATACTAAAGATGCTTTCCATTATTTTGATAATCAGTTTATGGATTGGGAATTTATTGAGGGTGCAACTATTTGGACTGGTAAAGGTCAAAGAAAATACGATAACCCAACTTATATTAAAAAGAAGAAGGAATTTACAGAATGCTTGCTGGTGGCAGGAAAAAAATTCTTGGATAAATGAGAATTACGTGTAAAATCAATAACTTACAGATCAAGTATTTTCTCCTTATTTTTCAACAACTTAGCGTATTTTAGCGTAAGTTATTGATTTTTAAGGGATTTTAGTTGTTGACATTTTCGATTAGTTGATGTAGAATATCCGTATAGTTTGGAGAGAGACTTTATTATGAATGTTATTTACATGACCCCAGAACTTGAAAATTCTATCCTCGGCAACGTGGATGGTTATAGTCAAGAAGGCATCGACCTGATGGATGAATACTTAGAATCTATCAACGGTTACTTTTTCTCATTGACCTCAGACGATCCTGAGCATACAATTGAACGTGGCAAAACGGTTGCTGCGAAATATGGTTTTGAAACTCTTGTTGTGGAGCACTTATCATGAACAACGATCCTTACACCACCACTGCGGATGAAACTTATTACATGCAACAGGAGCAGGATGCTTGGTGGGCAAAACAGGCAATTCATACATTCGAAAAGACTGTTGATAAGTTTATGGAACTTATGAATGTTTCTCGTGGCACTGCTATCCGCATCATGATGGATAATGAGCATGAGGACGGTTGGGCATTCTATACTGAAGACGACGTTGCTCGTTTCATTCGCCAGCACCATAACCTTCCTGAAGATTCAGATCAGTATCGTGAATGCTTCAACGTGGGTGTTAGTAAAATCGTAGAGTTTGACCATTTCTAATAATTGAGAGAGAATAATATTATGATTAGCAAAGAACTGATGAAAGTCCATATGATTCAAGCAATGAATCGTGAAGAAAACCGCTACAAGAATGGAGACTACAACTGGGACTTCATTGACGCTGATGTCTA